CAGTGGAACGAACCCTATATTCCTTGCAAGAGAGACTACGTTCTCTCTGATGGTGGCACTGTCAAGGAATGCCTCATTTGCCACCATGTTGGTGTTGTAGGCAGTCAGATAACTGTTATAGGCAAGGATATCAATCAGAATAGAGAAGTTAGAACCTTCAAAATCAAAGTCGCTAAAGGTTGAATTTGATCTTAAGTAATCTTTAATAGAGGCTCTAATCTGATCAAAGTCCAGATTAGTGAAATCTGTAAATGCCATTAGTATCTGGTGGGTTGTAATATGAAGTTAATTGCTTGTGTTGGAACAGCAAGTCCAACAATATCATATATGATGCTAACATCTAACTCATTATCTTCAGGATATAATGCAACATTTACATCTCTGACAACAACTCTTGGTTCAAAGTTAGACAAAACAGTTCTAATTTCTTCCTGTAATGGGTCAACAACACCACTATCTGCAAGTTCAAAGAAGTAAGATTCTACTTTTGACCCTAAAAGTGAGTTAAAGAACCTTTCACCAACTCTTGTTCTAACTAAATTAACTACAGATCGCTTGATTGCATCCTCATTTGAGAGTGTTCCAATATCATTGGTTACAGGATGCCTTAGAAAAGACAAGCTGATATCTTTAAATCCCCTTGAAATATTTTCTAAAGGCACCTGTAACTACTAACACATTACTTTTATTTATTGTGGTTTCCCATAGGTTGGTTCAGTTCCATATTCCCAGTCATCATAATCCTCATCATTACGAATTTTCTGGTGAATTTCTGCTTGTTCCTTCAAAAAATGCTTAGATTTGGGAACATCATCATGCATAATCTCTTGAATAGTCCTTTTTTCAAGTTTAACATGGTAGTCAGTTACTAAATTTGTGGTTCCCCACATCTGATACATGTAATTTTGGTCTCTATCTACAGGTAAGTTAGACATTTTGCTACTAATTCAGTGTGAATTAGAACTTTTTAAGGGGTTGCTATCCCTTTCGTCTAATGTTTGCCAAAAATATTCATCAGTATCGCCTAATCTACCCCACTTCAATCCATTCTCTACCTGATAAAATCTTGTCGAAACCTTAAAATCTGGTGTTTTAGGAACCTCTGGTGTTCTTGATGGACTGTAAATCCTCATTCTGTTGTTTGGATATAGTGCAAATTGTCCATTTTCTAATAAAATGCAGTTGTGAGACTTGTGCTCCTCTGGCAGTTCACTGGTCCCACAATCAACAATATCATTTTCTGGGTGGTAGTTATCCAAACTGAACAAATACTGTCCTTTAAGGGTGCCAAAATGGCGTGTACGAACCTCAAAATCAAGTTCACCAATATGCTTTTTCTTAATACATTCAACGCCATAGTCCATGCAGTTCCAAAATTGAAGATTTGGTAAATCTAAATCTGGATCTGGTAAAGAAGGTTGATTCAAGAATGCACTGATGGGGAGTTTATCATAAAGAGCAGCATATTCTGGAAGATATGTTTCAAAATAAAATGCTCTTCCTGGTAATGATTTTGCAGTGACCCATACACCTTCTACGAATTCACCATGTCCAAATTGATGATCAGTAAGATATTCTTTTCTGACCCATACCTTTTTGCAGGGGATATTAACGACTAATTGGCTCATATAAAAAAAGAGTGCTTAATTCTATTTAAGCACTCTCTATATTAACAACCTTGACCTCTATAACGCTTCTTCCTGCCATTACGAGAAGTGGCAGAGAGATTGGTGTGCTGTGAACGACCTTGACGAGTCTTCTTGGGTTTGCTTTCAATGATCACTTTATTGGTCAGTGATGGACGCTTTGCCATAATTTAATCCTCTGAATCACTTGTACATTCTACCACAAGGTCCTCTGGATTGGGAAGCCCTGTCTCATAAAATTGTTGAGACAGTTCATCCATCACATCAAACATCTCATCTTGAGAGAGATACTGGTAAAGGACCCTACCAGCACACAGAATTCTAAATGATTCTTGTTTTTTCATGTCCTACACGAATCTGAGGGTGGCACCAGATCTCAAATCCTGCCTTCTTGGCATCCAGACAGAAGGATACATCCTCACCACACATGTCCTGAACCTCACCAGAGTCAAAGACTTGCATCTGAGGGGCAAACCATGGATACTTCATATCAGGGTGTTCAAAGACCCCCTTCTTAATCAGAACCCAACCAAATCCTGTGTAATCCACAGTGAATGGTTTCTTTCTGTTGCCAATGGTGTCGACCATCTCGTGGTTCATGACGCCTCCATTCTTTCTGAAGTCGTCCTCTTCCAACCAGTGAGCTACTGATGTGGTTCTACCATCCTCTGTGGCATACCAACCTGCTGCAATGTCCTTGTCCATGGCAAAAATTGCCCAGAATGCATCTGTGTTAAAGACAATATCGCTGTCGATCCAGAGTTGATAGTCATAATTCAGTTTACCCTGCCAGGGAACTTGATCAGGACCTGCAAGTACATTTGCACCAAGACACTTGCAACGTGCAAAGTTCACCATTGAACTATAGTCTTGTGAGATTTGAATACTTGCACCTGCCTGTACCAGATCAAAGCACAGTTGTACAAAGTTCTTCAAAAAGATATATGAAACTCCACGTCCTGGAAGACAGAATACAATTGTTTTACCTTTGATTCTCTCTAAACACTCTTCTCTATTAAACAGAGGTTGTTCTTCCTCTGTAGGTTTTTTTGCTTTTACAGTAAATCCTTTAGCCATAAAAATATCAAGTTTTTAATTTAGATACGTATCAATTCAATGATACTGCTTTATTTAGTTCTCGTCAATATCATTCTTTCATGTGTTCCATTACTTCTTCCAAGGAATATGTCTTGACCTTACCTGAATCAATATCTTCTACCATCTGCATCAGATATTCAAGAAACTCTTTTGGATAAACATCATCCTCATTCAAAGACACCCAGAACCACTCTATACACTCCTGTAAGGGGTCTTCTACGGTTCTTGGTAGGGCATAGTCCTCATAGTTGCTTCTCATCAAATCTGACCAGATCCTGAAGGTACTTCTGATGGATTGCCAACCTGTCATCCAACAATGACCGATCCAATATTCATACCAGTTTAGTTTCTTTGCCATATGCTCCACTCAGGTCTAATGTAAGAGTAGTTTAAATAATCCCAAAAAATACCTTGATAATCTTCGAAGTCCCATTCAGGGTCAGTTCCATCATAAGTCATCAGATCGTTCCACAACTGAAAACACACCTTAAAGAGTTTCATTTGGTTCCTCCTCACTGTTTATCACATTCATTATCAGAAACTCTTCTACTTGAAAGTCAGTGGAAAACCCTGCACTAATCATCTGGGATATGCCTGTGAGGGTTTTCTGGCATTCTGAAAGGGTGCCCTCACAAAATACCCTGTCCCTTGCAATCAACTTATAGACCATTTTTATCCTGGGGAAATTTTTTCATATAATGGGAACAATGTTTCATTACATTCAACCCAATTATATTTACAGTTTCCCACAGACACTCACAAATATAACGCACTTCCTCAAAAAGGTCCAGGGGCATTTTTACCTGGGAAAAATTTTTTTTGTGATCTTGATATCGCGTTGGCATTTTGTCACCTCTGTAGGTTAGGGTTGTTGTGATTTTTCGCATTACCCCCACCAAGGCAACACCAACCCCCACAATACTGCCAATTCACTATAACACACCTCACAACATCTGTCAAGTGCCTAATACACTGAGACCCACACATTTTCACACTGATTAACACTGGTTTTCCACAGGTTTGTTATACTTTTTCCACAAGTTTTCCACAGATTTCTAATAGTTTTCCACAGGCAAATTCACTGTCTATTTGTATAACTGTAGGTGGGCACTGTGTTCTCACTGTTTTATACTAACTGCCTGTGGAAAACTTTATACTTATACCAGTTTTTTCACTGTCCTGGGGGTGTTGACATTTGGGAGGATTTGTGATACAATGGGGGCCAAGATCACAACAACCAGGCACATTTACTGTGTATTCACTAAGTATAACACAATTAACACACTTTTTCCACAGAATTAACACAACCTGTGGAAAACTCATTTACATTTATTCTCACATTTTATTGTATGCTACTATACACATACAATCTCCGTATCTATTACAAATTAAACTCAAACTTGTCCTCTAACATGTATGCTAACTCACTGACATACGACCACTCTAACCATGTCACATTCTTCTGTTCATCAGTATCACAGACCTCTAACTGTTTGTGACATTGAACCCTGAGAAGTTCTAGTCCTTGAATGATCCTTTGTGCATCCTCTGGGCACAACTCTAGAGAGAAAACTTTGTTGCTTTTCATACTACTTCAGGACATGAACATAATCAATGGATTGAATACACCAACCAGATGCACATGTGATCTCTTCAATTAGATCATCTTCATCATCTGCTTCCCAATTTGTTCCAATGTATTCATCTCTTAATTCTTGTTGAACTTGCTCATGAATGTGCTCAGGAATACTATCATCATCAGTGGAAAGATCAAACTCAATGTAGGTAATTTGGTACATCATTTTTCTTGGATTTTCTTGATTGCAGTGGTGATAGATGTGGTTAGGAGAATACAAACATCTTGCTTACAGATAGCATAAACAGGTTGCTTAGTATTG